ATGTCTTCAGCAGAAACAGTTAACCAAGCTACATTAGCAAGTGATAGTAGATTTGGTATACTCTCTAAAACAGGTGCAGATGCTAAAAAAATGTTTACAGACAAAGTTGTTCCAATATCAGTTAACTATCCGTTCTTTTTCAAACCGATTCAAGACGGTATGGATAGACCTAAGTCTGAACTTGCTTATAGGGTTCCTGCAAGTAAGTTCACGCGTAAAAAGATTGTGGCAAATGAACAGCAGGAAGACTTGGTTGGACTTGATACTACTATTGACTGGAAAAATACAGGTGACAATAGTTATGACGGAGAAAAGCTTGCTCTGTTAGTACACGATGAAAGTGGTAAGTGGGAAAGACCCGATAACATATTAAATAACTGGAGAGTTACCAAAACATGTTTACGATTAGGTAGTAGGATTATTGGCAAATGTATGATGGGCTCAACTTCAAACGCATTAGATAAAGGTGGAGAAAACTTCAAAAAACTATACAACGCATCCGACGTTACTAAGCGAAACAGAAATGGACAGACAGCGTCTGGTCTATATTCTCTTTTTATCCCAATGGAGTGGAACTACGAAGGATTTATTGACGAGCACGGAAGCCCAGTCTTCAATACTCCGAGTGATGAAGTCTTTGACCCCCATGGAGAGTTAATAGATGTAGGTGTAATAGACCATTGGCAAAACGAAGCTGATGGTTTAAAAAATGATCAAGACGCGTTAAATGAATTTTACAGACAGTTTCCAAGAACTGAAGAACATGCGTTTAGAGATGAAACAAAAAATAGTATATTTAACTTAGTTAAGATATACGAACAAATAGATTACAACGAAGAAATGTCAAGAACATTAGGTATTTCTACAGGTAATTTTCAATGGGTTAATGGCGTAAAAGATACAAGTGTTATATTTTATCCAGATCCAAAAGGTAGATTTAAATTAAGTTGGGTGCCACCGCAACATATACAAAATAAAGTTATAATAAAAAACGGTATAAAATATCCTGGTAACGAACATATGGGCGCTTTTGGTTGTGACTCATACGATATATCAGGAACTGTAGATGGTGTGGGCTCAAAAGGTGCTTTGCATGGTTTGACTAAGTTTAGTATGGAAGATGCACCAGCTAATACTTTTTTTCTAGAGTATTTAGCAAGACCACAAACTGCAGAAATATTTTTTGAAGATGTATTAATGGCTTTAGTATTTTATGGCATGCCAATACTCGCAGAAAATAACAAACCAAGATTATTGTACTATTTAAGACGTAGAGGTTATAGAGGTTTTAGTATGAATAGACCTGACAAGCTTTGGAATAAATTATCTACTGCAGAAAAAGAAATAGGTGGTATACCAAACTCAAGCGAAGATATAAAGCAAGCTCATGCTGCAGCTATAGAAATGTACATACAAGATCATGTTGGTATGAATAAAGAAGGTGGTTTTGGCAATTGTTATTTTAACGAGCTTTTAAATGATTGGGCTAAGTTTGATATAAACAAAAGAACAAAACATGATGCTTCTATAAGTTCTGGTCTTGCTATAATGGCAAACAACAGGCATTTGTATAGACCAAACGCTAAAGTAGAAAAACCAAAACTAAATATAAATATTGCAAAGTATGAAAATAAAGGCAATATATCAAAATTAATTAAAAAATAAATATGGCAGAGTCTGTTATAAATAAATATTTTCCTAGTCAAGTAGTTAGTGATGTAGAAAAAATGAGCTATGAATATGGTTTAAAAGTAGCTAAAGCTATTGAGTCTGAGTGGTTTCATATGGATAGAGGTGTTAATAGATTTAGAACTAATACTGATAATTTTCACAAACTAAGATTATATGCTAGGGGTGAACAAGCTATTCAAAAATATAAAGATGAATTATCTATTAATGGTGATTTGTCTTATTTAAATTTAGATTGGAAACCAGTACCTATTATACCTAAATTTGTTGATATAGTTGTAAATGGTATTGCTGAACGTATGTATGATATAAAAGCATATTCACAAGATCCTTTTGGTGTTGAAAAAAGAACTAAATATATGGAGTCGATATTAATCGACATGAATAGTAAAGATTATAGCGAAGCAGCAGAGCAAATGTTAGGTATATCTGCTTTTAATACAGATAAAGAAAAACTACCAGCTACAAAAGAAGAGCTAGACTTACATATGCAAATTAGTTATAAGCAAGCTGTAGAAATAGCAGAAGAACAAGCTTTAAACGTTTTACTAAAAGGCAATAATTACGAGTTAATTAAAAAACAATTTTATTATGATTTAACTGTTTTAGGTATTGGTGCAGTAAAAACTAGTTTTAATACATCTGAAGGTGTTGTAGTTGATTATGTTGATCCTGCTGATTTAGTTTATTCGTATACTGAATCTCCATACTTTGATGACTTATATTATGTAGGTGAAGTAAAAAATGTACCAATAAACGAGTTAGCAAAACAATTTCCACATTTAACACAAGAAGATTTAAAAGATATAATTAAAACAAAAGGTTATAAAACTAATAACAATAGAACTTATAACACTAAAGAAGAAGATAATAATAAAGTTCAAGTTTTATATTTTAATTATAAAACTTATATGAACGAGGTTTATAAAGTAAAAGAAACTGGTAGTGGTGCAGATAAAGCTATAGAAAAAGATGATACTTTTAATCCACCAGAAGACTCTGAAAACTTTGGTAAACTACACAGGTCAATAGAGTGTTTGTATGATGGCGCTTTAATATTAGGTACTGGTAAATTACTTAGATGGGAAATGGCAAAAAATATGATAAGGCCAAAAAGTGATTTTACTAAAGTTAAAATGAATTATGCTATAGTAGCTCCTAGATTATACAAAGGTAGAATAGAGAGTTTAGTAAGCCGTATTACCGGTTTTGCTGATATGATACAATTAACTCATTTAAAGTTACAACAAGTTTTATCTCGCATGGTACCGGACGGTGTATATCTAGATGCGGATGGTTTAGCTGAAATAGATTTAGGTAACGGTACAAATTATAATCCGCAAGAAGCATTGAACATGTTTTTCCAAACAGGTTCTGTAATTGGTAGATCGTTTACAAGCGAAGGTGATATGAACCCTGGCAAAGTACCAATACAAGAAATAACAAGTGGTAGTGGTGGTAACAAAATGCAAGCTTTAATTGGTAATTACAACTATTATTTACAAATGATTAGAGATGTAACTGGCCTTAATGAATCAAGAGACGGTAGTACACCAGATAAATACGCTTTGGTTGGTGTGCAAAAACTAGCTGCTGCAAATAGTAATACTGCTACAAGACATATATTACAAGCTGGTTTGTTTTTAACGTCTGAAGTTGCTCAATGTTTATCTCTTAGAATATCAGACATATTAGAGTATTCACCAACAGCTGATGCGTTTATACAACAAATAGGTAGTCACAATGTTGCTACGTTAGATGAAATGAAAGAGTTACATTTATATGACTTTGGTATATTTATAGAATTACAACCAGATGAAGAAGAAAAAGCAATGCTTGAAAATAATATTCAAATGGCTCTTCAACAACAAATAATAGAACTTGCTGATGCTATTGATATAAGAGAAATTAAAAACATAAAGCTTGCTAATCAAATGTTAAAGTTGAGAAGAGCTAAAAAACTAGCTAAAGATCAGCAAATGCAACAACAAAACATACAAGCCCAAGCTCAAGCAAATGCACAAACACAACAAGTAGCTGCGCAAGCAGAAATGCAAAAACAACAAGTTATAACTCAATCGCAGGCTCAGTTAGCACAGGTTAAAGCGGAGTTAGAAGCGCAAAAACAAGCTCAAGAAGTAATGTATAAAAAAGAGCTAATGCAACTAGAGTTTGAAATGAACATGCGACTTAAAAGTATGGAAGTTGAAGCTCAAAAAGGAAAAGAGAAATTAAAAGAAGATCGTAAAGACGAAAGAACAAGAATACAAGCTACTCAACAAAGTGAACTTATAGATCAAAGAAAAAGTGAAAAAGCACCTAAAAACTTTGAGTCTGCAGGTAATGATACTTTAGGGAGTGGTTTTGATTTAGAGACTTTTGATCCTAGATAAAAATTATTAATTATTATTATATTATATTATGGAAGAAAACAATGAAAACGTAGTTGAAGAAACTACACAAGAAACTGTGCAAACAGTTGATGAAACAAAATTTGATAGCGCTGATGATGACAGTGTTATTAAAGTAGATTTAAATAACCCACCAAAAACAAAAGAAGATGCCGTTCCAGAGCAAAGCACAGATGAGGTTCCTGTACGCGACGAATCCGAAACTAGCGAAGAAGTACTCGAAGAAGTCGTCGAAGCAACAGATCAAAAACCTACCGGAGAAGAAGTCTCCGAACAAGTTCAAGATGAAGCACCCGTTATTGAAGAAGTAACAGAAGAGGAAGTTCAAGAAAAAACAGAAGAGTTAGCTGAAGAAGTAGTTGAAGCTATAGAACAAGCTCAAGAAACTGGACAAGCAATACCAGAAAATTTACAAAAAGTTGTAGATTTTATGGAAGAAACTGGTGGTACATTAGAAGATTACGTTCGTCTTAATCAAGATTATTCTAGTTACGACGATATGACAATATTAAGAGAGTATTATAGACAAACTAAAAAACATCTTACAGATGATGAAATAACTTTCTTAATTGAAGACTCATTCTCATATGATGAAGAAT